CACGCACTGTTTAACGAACCGCTGCAGGGCGAATCCGCCAATGCCAGCAATATTGTGGAGATTTTTTGATGGGAAAGAGTAAGAAGAACCGCGCTGCGGCGACGAATCAGATCCAGCTTAAAAGTCAAACTACAGCCGAAGCATTCAGCTTCGGCGATCCCGTTCCTGTTCTGGACCGCCGAGAATTACTGGACTATGTGGAATGCGTACAGATGGACCGTTGGTATGAGCCGCCCGTCAGCTTTGACGGACTGGCGCGCACCTTCCGCGCTGCCGTGCATCACAGTTCCCCGATTGCAGTAAAGTGCAACATTCTGACCAGTACCTATATCCCTCACCCGCTGCTCAGCCAGCAGGCTTTTTCACGTTTTGTGCAGGACTACCTGGTATTTGGTAACGCCTACCTGGAGAAACGCACGAACCGCTTCGGTGAAGTTATCGCCCTTGAGCCTGCGCTGGCAAAATACACCCGACGCGGGTTAGACCTGGATACCTACTGGTTTGTGCAATACGGTATGACAACCCAGCCGTATCAGTTCACGAAAGGCAGCATTTTTCATCTGATGGAACCTGACATCAACCAGGAGATCTACGGCCTACCAGGTTATCTTTCTGCCATTCCGTCAGCCCTGCTCAACGAGTCCGCCACGCTGTTCCGCCGGAAGTATTACATTAACGGCAGCCATGCAGGCTTCATCATGTACATGACCGATGCCGCGCAGAACCAGGAGGATGTGAACAACCTCCGCAATGCGATGAAAAGCGCCAAAGGCCCTGGCAACTTCCGCAACCTGTTTATGTACTCGCCTAACGGCAAAAAGGACGGGCTTCAGATCATCCCGTTGTCAGAAGTCGCGGCGAAGGATGAATTTCTGAACATCAAGAACGTCAGCCGTGATGACATGATGGCGGCACACCGCGTACCGCCTCAGATGATGGGAATTTTGCCGAATAATGTTGGGGGTTTTGGTGATGTGGAGAAGGCGAGCTGCGTCTTCGTAAGAAATGAACTATTACCACTTCAAAAAAGATTCATGGAAATAAACAGATGGCTTGGTCATGAAATTATAAATTTTGAAATATATACATTATAAAACCCAACGGCATCACAATGATGCCGTTATGAACGAATTAATATTCAAAATTATTTTCTTCAATAGAGAACTCAATCCCTCGGGATAACTTATCAATATTCACATCAAATGCGATATCTGTTAATTCACCATCCTCGATTTCATACATAACTTCAATTTCAATATCGAAACTAATCTCTTGAACTTCAGTTCGTGTGGTTGTCTCCATTGGAATCATTACTTTATCTTCGCTATCCCAATACCCATTATTAAAGTCTGGACCAGAAACAGTAACTTCAAAATCTACAGAAACAGAGAAGGTCGCTAGACAATAATTATTGTCAATCTTAATTATTGATGGTTCAAAGTCATCAATATTGACGACTTCAAATGAATCCAATTCAGCGTCTTCCCAAGTTGAAACGTTATATCCATCGGCATCATTGAGTTGGGCAATTACGTCCGCTCTTATGTCTTCACGTTTGCTTTCGATAAACTGCATCAATTTATTACTTAATTCGTTTGTATGCGTATTGTATTCACCTAGAAACTTATCAAGTGAATCAATTTGATGAAGATTGTTTTTACCATCACAATAATTTTTTAAGTCACTATCCTCAGAAATGATATACACATCTTCATCATTAACAAATCGCTCTACCGCAGCTAAATTGATTGCATCAGGAAACTCACTTTTTTTCTTATTTTGCCCAAATGGTGGTTCTTTGCCAAAGTATTTATCTAAAACCTCATTAAGATCTATCACTTCTATTGTAGCTAATTTGGCGTGACATCCTTTCAAAAAATCATCAAAAACTTTTTGTGCTGCTTCGTGAATTTCATGTTCGTTAAATTGCTGAAAAAAACCATGGAGCGGTCCATTATCAATACTATTCAAAAGCCTAGCTTTTCTTTGTACTGTGTTTATAGCCTGCAGAGCATCCTTTATTGATTCCTCTATTTTACCTTTTACTTCTCTCTCTACAACTGTAGTTGTAATTAAGACTAAATCACCTTTCGCACATAATTCATGGAAAGCTTTAAATGCTACCCCCTCAAAATGAAGACCAGCCTTTACGTACGTTTGTGTGTCAATAAATACCTTATTTGTTTTAAGCATACTAATCCTAATAAGTTTTAAGATCCGCTACAATTGTTTATGTTTATTTTTTATCAATAATCATACGTAGTTAAGATTATCCATGTCGAAAAATTAAATCAACTTCAATTTATCCTTAAGCGCGCGCTCGTATCCCCGCCACGCCTGCCCGCTTTATGTAGTGGTTTTCATGCAGGTGCATGATCTACGCAAAAGCCCGCCAGTTCTGGCGGGCCTTAGCAAAAACGATCCTCAAACGATCATGCAATCTCATGCAGCATAGACATGCACAGACGAGTAAAGCGAATCGGACCTTACGCAAGGTGAACTCCTCAGCGGGCATAATCAGTATGTCGGAAGATCTCTAAAAATAAATAATTCGGTTAACAGGTATGCTTACAAAAGCATATATTTGATTAAAAATCATGTAAGGGGGAGGATCTCAAACTGAATCGCCACGGGTTTTACAAATTTCGATAGTCTCTCTAACGTTTCGGCTGAGGTCAAAATGAAAAGCTTTTACGTATTAATTTTAATTCTGGTTGCAAGCTTTGTTAGCGTCCCAGTTCAGGCGGTAACAGCTAAAAACTATGAGAAAGGAACTAAAGCTCAACAGAAATCAATATCTTACCTTTCATGTGCATTCTATGGCAGTAGCACACAATTAGATCCTAGCTACACGGAGCAAGTACCTACAGCCGATATCAAGATATTACAGAAAGCAGCTTACCACGCTTACAACGATGCGCTCTCATACTTTGGCTATGAGGAACCAGATCACGAACAACGCATAATTGATTATGCTGAATTTGTGGCGTCGCAAGAAGCTGTGTTATGGGATAAGCCGGGAATGAATGGAAAGCAGGTAACACTAATTGCTCGTTCTCTCTACAATGAGAGTAACTGTAACTTGTTACTGGACTCAATTAAGTAGGAAAAAGATGGTATTTTGCCCGTAGTTTCAACCTTAATCTCCGAACCTGTCGCAGAACGGGCGTTCACTCATCAAATAAACGCCACACCTAACGCCTCACTGTACTCGTTGTTCAACCTTGCTGACGCCAGAACCAAGTTCAGACGCCAGCAACTTTTCTTAATGCAGCCAGCTGTCGTCTTCCCACACCTTCTGCATAATCTTCATCACTTGTTTTCTTTCTTCGTCCAGTTGCAGTCCGGTCAGTTCCACACCGTTAGAGCTACCTTTGCGGATGCGAATTACCATTTTGGGATACAGGGGGCGCAGATTGCGGTAAAGCTCGGATTCAAGGGCGTCCAGGGTAGACTGGCTAATCTTCTGCTCTTTATCGATCATTATTTCAATGCGCATAAAGGTCACCTCAGCTGATGACATCCATTGAGCGGTTGTATTCGTGGGTTCTGATTTTTGCCATGAGTTCATCAGTCAATTCAGAAACCCACTGCAGAGCCAGCCCCTTCTCTTCATCACTACACTCACTAGCCGCTACAAGCTTAAGAAAAAAATCAATGCGCTGGAGCTTCAAAGACTCCAAAAAATAGTCCTGCATCTTTCCTCCTATGACACCAAAGTAATACTGTATATATAACCACTGTTTATATTTACAGTATATAATAATCTTACTGATGTAAAACGTTTTTTTACGTTCATCAGCCTGAAATGCCTGGTATTATTAAGAGCACGAATTGTTAACCCGCGTAATTAATACAGGTTCCGCCACTTATCATCTTCCTGCAAACGCTGGTTCCGATAGAAGATACGCAGGCCTGCTCCTGACGGAATACTGCCGCCGCGAAGGAGTAAATCGACCTCTTTCTCGCTGCCATCAAATCCTCTGGACTTCAGTTCATAGACGAGCTGCTGTCGCTGATGGTCTGTAATTCGCTGTTTGTAGTCTTTACGCCGTTTCGGTTTCACCAGGCGTAACCTTGCAGCCAGTTCCCGGCGCTCTTTTTTGCTCATACTGTGCAGGTATTCGTGCAACTCCTTGTCATCCATGCGGGTAATGTCCGTTCTGGTATCCCCATCAGCTGATTTGTCTTTCCCTTGTTGGTTCAAATTTTCAGCAAGGGGACAGTTATTGCCACGAGTCCAAGGGGCGCAAGCGCCCTGGTCGGCTGCCGCCTCCTGAACGTCAACGGCTTTACGAACCATTTTCCACTTTACTGCATGAGTGCAGATCTTGCCCTCTGCAATGGGTGACCAGATGCCATAAATACGAATGCCGTGATCGCCATAGGCGGTCGGCTCTTCGTTGATTTCATAAGCGGTTCTGATGAGGTGATATTTACGGGGAACCAGTACGCCGCCCTGCTTCATGATGTAGGTGGCAAAACAACCAGCATCAGCAGCAGCCAGAATGGCATCAAGACGCGGGTTATCCAGTACCGGCGCACCTGCTTTTTTGTCACCCTGTTGCCTTGCCGCCTGACCAGCCAGCAAGCGAAGTTCACGGTAAGCCTGACGCCCCGGAATACCAAAGAAGCGGAATTGCTGAACACGATGCAGAGACGCCCAGGCATTCACGTATTCAGCGTTATCACGCAGAGATTTACCCGTTTCCTTGCTGATCTCGCCAGCCAGACCACGACCGTCAATGTTCTTACTGATATATTTCGCGATGTAGCTTGTCGGCGTTCCTTTGCGCGGGTTAATCAACTCAGACTTAAAGCGCGGCCCAGTGTTATTGCCCAGCTCCTCGCGGTCTTCACGGATGGCAAATTTACGCAGTAATGCAGTGATGGCACGGCGGTCTTTTTTGCGCATGAAACACAACAGGTGCCAGTGAACTGTGCCATCATGATGCGGCTCAGCCACCCGCACGCCATACCAGCGCAACCCGGCTTTGTGCATCGCCTTACGAAATGCAGCAAACATGCCGACCAGATAATTGCTGCTTTGTCTTACCGTCGCGTTTGTCCAGGTCGGGTTTGGTCTGCCGTTATTTAGCGTGGAATGGAAACGCGACGGACAGGTGATAGTGTAGAAAACGGCGCAGTCACCGCGCATTTCCGCGATAAGCTCCAGACCTTTAACACAGGCCATCATCTCATTGCGGCGATGCGCAGGGTTGCTGCTGCTGGCGTTTACCACATCCTCCATGTCCAGCGTGTCGCCGTCTTCGTTCACCAGTTCATGAGAACGGAAAAACTCCAGCGACTTACGGCGCTGCTCACGTTTATGCATCACGGCTTCATAGCTGACATAAGGAGATGCTTTTTTGCTGACCAGGCAAACAGCGCGCAACTGCTCTTCCCGCCATTCGCAACGCATCTTCCATAATTTCCGATACCACCAGTCGGCGCACAACATACGCGCCAGCGAACCCGGAATGAGTTCATAGGGCACGGGTTTACGGCGGTTTCTTTTCCGACGGAGTTGCTCAAACGCAGGTGGGATGACATCCAGACGCAGGGTTTCCGCTGCCACCTTTTCCCATGTCTTGCGGATTTCTTCTGGCTTAACGTCATCGGTGGCATACAAATCACCACAAGCTGCATCAAGGCACATACTCATATGCGCAGCTACCAGGGTGGACAGGCGTTTCACCTGATCCTGACTCATTTCAGGCAGGATCAGCAGGCCGTCCAGCCCTTCATGGCTTGCCATAAAGCGAAAAGATGCAGATAGCTGACTGTCGCGTACATGCTCCAGTCGTTCCAGACATGGCTTAATCGTCTCACGTAAATAGCGGGAATAAGCCTTTGGCCTGCCCAGGCTGCTGAAGTATTCAATACGTTGCATCAGCGGCTTGCTGATATGGGAAGGCTGGGCGTTGACGTCCGCCAGAATGACCATGTCTGAATTAAAACGCTGCTGCTCATGCGCCAGCTTTGCCCGGCTAATGAGCTTATCCTGCTCCATTTCGCGCTGGACAGGATCACGTGATTCATTAAAGAAATAACGCTCCCAGACCTGATCACTCAGTGCCTCGCGGCGCAACTGTTCCTGCTCGTTATCGGCAGCGTACAGAGTGATCAGGTTTGAAAGCGTAGAAACCGGCGCAACTTCCGCCGGGTCCAGATAAGGGTTAATGGCCTTTTTCGGGCTGTTCCATGAGAATGCTGCGGCAGCCTCGTTAAAGCCGCAGCAGTTGTTCATATCGGCATGACTCATGCACGTACTCCGTACACGGCAGAACTATCCACGCCACGCGAATAATCAAATCCCATCCAGCAGCGCGGCCCGGAAACAGCAATGATTTCTGTTGCTGATTTACCCTCGCCAGCTGCCACACCGATGCTGCGTTTTACCTTGATATAGTGGTGAGTAAAATTGCGATACAGCGAACGGATCAGGGATGTGTCACTGTTAGAAACAATGACCGGATGTCCTTCTGATGACCGATGTTCAAGAACGGATGCCAGGTGATACTGGTCATCTTCAGTGAAACCATCAGTGTGATAGCCGGAAAACGTACCGTCATATGGCGGATCGCAATACACCACATCTCCCGCCTTCAACATCGCCAGCGTTTCATCAAAGCTGGCGCAGATAAACGTTGCTCGCTGGGCTTTTTCTGCAAATGTGCGAAGTTCTTTTTCAGGGAAATACGGATTTTTATAATTACCGTAGGGAATGTTGAAATGCCCGCTCTTGTTATAGCGACATAAACCACGGTAACCGTGACGATTGAGATACAGGAAATATACCGCTTTCATGAAATCAGTAATTTCAGTTGAGCAGTTAAACTCCTGCCTTATGTTGTAATAAGCCACCTCCCTGTTTGCGATCTCAAATAAAACTCTGGCGCGAGATATAAACGATTCACAATCAGCGGCAACCTTTTTATAGAGGTTGATTAAATCAGGATTAATATCCGCAACCAGATAGCTGTGATAATCCGTTTCCATCATCACAGCACAGGAACCCGCGAAAGGTTCAACCAGTCGCGGGCCAGCAGGAAGGTATTTTTTCAGTTCTGGCATAATGGCGGTTTTATTTCCCGCCCATTTCAGGATGGTGCTCATACAGCACCTCCGTTGTAATGTTTGCCTTTCAGTTCTGCGATTTCCTGACAGGTAATGCAAAGCTGCACTCCCGGAATGGCGCGGCGTCGTGCTGGCGGAATTGGCGCTTCACATTCAATGCAAAGTACGCGTGACACGCCCGGTGATTTGGCACGGGCTGCACGGATATGGCGCTGGCGTTCTTCTTCAACGCGCTGCTGTACGAGATCCATTGCATCAGCCATTAGTGGATCTCCTGCGCTTCGTTCTGGATTGCTTCAGCAGTCACGCGCAGCAGTTCTGCCGCTTCCACGTGGTTTAGCTGGCGGGATGAGATATGACACGCCAGGCTATCAAGGCGAGCAGCCATTGCTTCAGCCCTTGCCCGGCGTTCTTCCAGACGAGCCTCTGTCAGTAAAATATTAAGCCCTGCGTCATCCGGTCCGGTTTTAGTCGTGAGGGTTTCAATATTACGCATAATCAATTCTCCTGAATTTAGATAAAGGGATGCCCGGCGGGTTTACGCCATTAATTTCATTAGTTGGTTAATTCGGCATGGTTAGCCGTCTGGGAAATAAGCTCACCACTGCACGAAAATGATTCATTGCTTTAATCAGCTCCCGCTTTTCGTCAGTGGTCAGCTCATTAATGCTGATGCTATGACGTTCAGCTGGAATTTTTGCCATAAAGAATATGGCAGCCAGTGCCCGTTTATTTTGTTCATTATTGATATCCCGTGGATCACGCATATCTTTAATAAACCGCTCAAGCTCTGACTCAATATTCAGGCCAAAAACTTTCGCCCTTAACTCCGCAATGTGATTAAGTCCATTCAGGCGTTCACCGGGGCTTAATGGAACAGTTGCTGCAGCGCCATTAATTGCCATACTTCATATCCCCCAAACGCAGCTATCGTTCTTTGTTCTTACGGTAACGCTCAAGAGGAGATACATTTTTTCGTATCGTCTCTTTAACCTGCTCTCCCCGTAAAAACGTCCCATCCTTTAACGTGAAAAAGTAACTGCCATCGCCCGACAATGACGGATAGCAACAGAGCAAATCATCTTCAGGTACTGAATAACTCTCCCCTCTGTAACGAAACTGATAAACCACTTCACTTTCTGCCGCATACATTTGGACTTTCTCCGTTTCCTCGTGGTCAATTCAGACAGCAATTCATCTTGTGAATGACATGGATGCCAGCGTTTTCCATCCTCACCCGTGATCCAGCCGTGACCGTAGTGCATTGCCGGGCTTTGTTTTACCAGCAGCGATGCAAATGATGGTTCTTTCGTCAGCATAAACACCTCACAGCAAACCGAATGAAGCACCAAGGCCAGTCATGGTATCAACTGCACTCGCCATCGCAGGATTAGCCTGTAAACGGGCTTGCAATGAAACAGCAGCCAGCGCCATCAGTCGTGTTACAGAGTTAATGCTGCTGATAGCATCACGACGACCGGCACTAGTTTTTACATCACCAGATACCGCACCTGCTGCAACACGCCCGATCTCTGCAGTTGCGCTCATGACGTAATGCGGCAGTTTCTCTTTTGCTACCTCATTAATCGGTACACATGGCAGACAATGAATCTGTGCCAGAAAACCATCTACCAACGTTGAATCTTCAGTCAGATCGGTAAGCAGCCAGATTTCTGGTGCGGTTAATAAATGAGGTTGAGCTGGATTCAGCTTGTTCCGCAGAATCTGCACATTCATGCCCGCACGTTCTGCCAGTTGCACCAGATTGTGGCGCAGTGCGAATGCACGACAGGCTTCATCAAAATGTGGATGTTTGGAAACTTGGTAATCAAACATGGTCGACACCTCTGATGTATCCCAAAATGGAACTAGTTGAATACAACATTGCAATCAGTAAGTGCATCAACGGTAAGAGCAGCAAGGTTGATCATTACCTTTTCTCTTTTCTTGTCTTTACGAAGACGATGCCGAGGAATGCGACCATCCGCCAACATATCGTTGATTGTGTCGATTGAAAGACCAGTAAGTTCGCTATAACGCTCGATTGTGACGTGTGGCGTATTCAGAGTTATTGAAATGTTAGGGGTCATGATGCAACATCTCCTATTGGCTTGTGGTGAGCCTGTAGTAATCGTGACAAGTACCCAATTGGGTACAAAACTGATACTAGGATCGCAAAAGAGATATGTCAACATCAAAGTACCCAAGTGAGATCAAAATAAATCCCAATAAAGGTGGTAAGGCTGCGATTGAGCGATTAGTCGAAGCCTATGGCTTTACGACACGACAGGCTTTAGCTGATCACTTGGAAGTATCAAAAAGCACACTAGCGAACAGGTATTTGCGGGATACATTTCCTGCTGACTGGATAATCCAATGTGCTCTTGAAACAGGAACCTCCCTCAAATGGTTAACTACCGGACAAGGCCTTAAGCAAAGCTCGCTGACAGCAGCTACAGAAGAGCTTGTTAAGTTTCGCCTTGCCGCAGGCAAAATGATTGAAGACGGTTCATATGTCTTCGATTCATCATTTCTTCCTGCAAACCTTTCATCACCAATTGTTGTTCAGGATGGACTCGTCACATACATTTGTGATCAAAAATTTTCTGAAGTACTTGATGGAAACTGGTTAATCAATATCGACGGAACCTATTCCATTCGAAAAATCACAAGGCTTCCTAAAGGAATGATTAAAATTACAACAGCAGAGAATAGCTTTGAATGTGCATTTTCTGATATTGAAGTGGTTGCTTGTATAAGAAGTACAATAGTCTCGAATTAATATAGTAAAAGGATTTTAAAATGAATTCATTTGCCATCGTTATACTCTTATTAGCATTTCTCGCCCCTGTTCTAGCTGTAATATTATTTAAACAAAGTAAAAAACACAAAGCGGCTATAGATAACCTGACAGCTAACAACATAGCCCTTTCTAACCAACTGATTGAAAATCAAGAAAAACTAGCACAGACCGCACGAGAATTATCAGAGCTTGAAGGGCGAGCAGCACCATTGTGGCAATACGAAGAATTGCACAGCGCAGTAATGGATGCAGAGAATAAGATAAAAAATGCGGACTCAATAGCCAAGCAAAAAATAGATGAAGCCCAAATTAAGGCGGCTAAAACAGTAAACGAAGCAAATTATCAAGCTCAGATGACAATAAGCAACGCTAATAGCGAAGCTATAGCAATCACCAAAGACGCTCGCGATGCACGCCTGAAAGCCAAAGAACGTCTTGATAATGCTAATAATAAAGCAAATGAGCTAATCTCAAATGCTAATGACAATGCAGTAAAAATTATTTCTGATGCAGAAGAAAGAGCAAAGGAGATTGCTGGTTCAGCATATGAAGCTAAAGAGTTTGCAGAAAAATATGAAGCAGTTGCAAAATCAATGAAAAATAAAATTGAAGGTTATGGTGATGAATGGATCATCCCTAACCGTAGTGTACTTGATGAGCTGGCAGAAAATTATGAATTTACAGATGCAGGCAAGGAATTACAAAAAGCCAGAGAGTTAACCAAATCATTAATAAAAACTAATAAAGCTGCTTCGTGTGATTATGTTGAGCAAAACAGGCGTAATACTGCCATAAACTTTGTTTTGGATGCCTTCAATGGAAGAGTTGACAGTATTTTATCAAAAGTCAAACACAACAATTTTGGAAAACTTTCCCAAGAAATAAAAGATGCATTTCAACTAGTAAATTACAATGGCTCTGCCTTTAGGTCCGCAAAAATAAGTGACATCTATCTTCAGGCAAGACTCAACGAGCTAAAATGGGGTGTAGCAGTTAATGAAATTATGCTCGAAGAAAAAGAAGAGCAAAGAAGGATTAAAGAACAGCTTCGTGAAGAGGAAAGAGCTCGTAGAGAATATGAAAAAGCGATAAAAGAAGCTGAAAAAGAAGAAAAAGCTATTCAGCAAGCTATAAATAAAGCAACGAAAGAACTTATGCTTGCAAATGAAGAACAACGCTTAGCTTTAGAGCAAAAAATAGCTGAACTACAGTTAAAATATGAAGAAGCTGAAGCTAAAAATCAACGAGCTATTTCTATGGCTCAACAAACCAGATCAGGCCACGTCTATATCATTAGTAATATTGGTTCATTTGGCGAAGATGTATATAAAATTGGAATGACACGCCGCCTTGAACCACTTGATCGTGTTCGTGAACTCGGAGATGCTAGTGTTCCTTTTTCGTTCGATGTTCATGCGATGATTTATAGTGATGATGCACCATCATTAGAAAACCATCTGCATAAAGTTTTCAACGAAAAGCAGGTCAATAAAATTAACTCACGAAAAGAGTTTTTTAACGTAAATTTAAAAGAAATCAAATCAGTTATTGAAGACATGAACATCAACGCCCACTGGACAATGTTTGCAGAGGCGAAAGAATATAGAGAGTCTCTATCTATTGAGCAGGAGCGCAAAGCAGCCACTTCCGCCAACGATGAACTACATGTTGCTTAGCAATGTATGTTTCATAGTAATCACACATTGATTACTGGTTACATATACAGTTAAATTTAGCCCTCTGATATGAGGGCTTTTTATGGCAGTACGAAAACTAACCACAGGGAAATGGCTTTGCGAATGTTACCCCGCCGGACGAAGTGGGCGTCGTGTGCGTAAACAATTCGCTACCAAAGGCGAAGCACTGGCTTTTGAGCGCCACACGATGGAAGAAACCGAAGCAAAGCCCTGGCTGGGTGAATCAGTGGATCGTCGAACACTGAAAGACGTGGTTGAGCTATGGTTCAAACTACATGGTAAATCTCTGACAGCTGGGCAGCATGTCTATGACAAATTGCTGTTGATGGTTGACGCTCTGGGCAATCCTCTTGCAACCGATCTCACCTCTAAAATGTTTGCCCACTATCGAGATAAACGCCTGACAGGCGAGATCTACTTCAGCGAGAAATGGAAGAAAGGAGCAAGCCCGGTCACCATTAACCTGGAGCAAAGCTATCTAAGTAGTGTTTTTAGCGAACTATCCCGTCTGGGCGAATGGTCGTATCCGAACCCACTGGAGAACATGCGAAAATTCACCATCGCAGAAAAAGAGATGGCATGGCTTACCCATGAGCAGATTGTTGAATTGCTGGCTGATTGCAAACGTCAGGACCCAATTCTGGCACTGGTAGTTAAGATATGCTTAAGCACAGGCGCACGCTGGCGTGAAGCCGTAAATCTTACCCGCTCACAGGTGACCAAATACCGAATTACCTTTGTCAGAACGAAGGGGAAGAAAAACAGAAGCATCCCTATCAGTAAAGAGCTTTACGAAGAGATCATGGCGCTTGATGGGTTCAATTTCTTCACAGACTGCTATTTTCAATTTTTATCCGTGATGGAAAAAACGTCTATCGTGCTCCCTCGCGGTCAACTCACACACGTTCTGCGCCATACGTTTGCGGCGCACTTCATGATGTCGGGTGGAAACATTCTGGCCTTACAAAAAATTCTCGGACACCACGATATAAAAATGACTATGCGTTACGCACATCTGGCACCGGATCATCTAGAAACGGCGCTCCGTTTCAATCCTCTGGCAACGCTGCCAAGTGGCGACAAAGTGGCGGCAGCGGTTGGCATTACCCCGTAA